GTAGTTGTTCTGCTCCTTCTACACCGAGGTCTTCCTTTGCTTTGTCTAACTCATAGCGATCTATAACAAGACGAAAGAAGGGAGCGTTAGGTGGAAGCAGTGCAAGCAATAGCTTACTACTAAGATTTAGTACTCCTCTAGCTCCTATACCTTGGTACGGTGTGTAGTACTTAGTAGCGTAGTTGTGTCCGTCAGGTGGTAAGACATAAGGAAGTGTAAGCTCAGAAGATGTACGTCCTCTGTCTAAGAATGACCACCGCTGGTTCTCCAACGAATGATATAGCCCTTGGGCTGTTTCGTGCATACCGTTTAGATGTCGTCTTCGCTCGTCCACTCAGGACCACTCAAGATGCTTAGTATCTCTTCGTGTGTGTACTCCGTCTTGCCGAGTAGAAAGAATGGTTGTGTGCCTTCGTACTTAACGAATGTTTTAGTGCCGTCTAATGAGTAGCGAAGCATTTCTTTGGAAGTGTTTATTACTTCATTAAAATCAACAGAGTCCGCCTCGGATGCCTCAATGATAACATAAGCGTGTGAATTATGCATAGATCGATTCTCCTGTTCCTATTCCAGCTATAGCAGCGTTACCGCTAAGAGTTGCGTCATTTCCACCACTTGTTAAATCAGTTACTGTGGAACCTGTTCCGTTGTCGCTATCACCTCCACGCCAATATCCCGCAGGACTTAGGTTCAAACCAGAACTTCCGACATCAACAGGAGTACCGCTGTTGTAGATATTAGCCACCTGTGAAGCGGATAATTCGTATTCAAATACAGCTACCTCATCCAAGTTACCGTTTAAATAGTATGAATTGTTCGCTCCGTTCTTACCGAAATATAAAGGAGTTGTTGAGTTACCTACATACGAAACGGTTGATGTATCTGTGTGATTCGGAGAACCTCCTGACCCACCATCTATCCAAATCTTAATTGCTGTACCGTTGATACTAAAAACAACATGATGCCAATTACCGTCTCGAATTGCCAAAGTTGCGTTCGTTCCTCCTACATTATTATTTAAATATTGAGAAGAACCATCAGCAACTAAGACATAAAAAGCTTTAGTACCTGAAGGTGTTATAACTCTGAACCCGCCTCCATTACCGCTAGTAGGTGATGTAGCTAACCATGCCATACTACTTGTAGTATTTGATGACTTAGTCCAAAAGCTGTAACTAAATGCAGTGGATGAGCCTTGATAGTAGCCCGTCGTTGCATAGTCTCCACTACCGTCAAAAGTTAAGTTGTAACGATTCGTGAACCCAGTGGTGTCGTCGTAGTTATAAAAATACCAATTTGAACCATCTGATACATTAATAGCTTTATCAGTAGTATTGAATATAGTTAGACCTGTATTACCAACGGCAGACGGTCTAGTGGCTGTAGTGTAAGCTTGAATTGTACTCATGTTTTATGAATCGTTATTGAAGATATACCAAGCGGAACCGTCGTAGATATATAGGTCGTAAGTATCTGTTCCAAATTTAATAGTCACTTCTCCGGTTGGATTGGTTGGTGTTGTTGATAAGATGTTAGATTCAGTGTCTGTATCCTCAATAGTAAAACTACTATCAAGTAGTGTAGAAATAACACCTAATCCAACTGTGGGCAAGACAAACATATATTAAGAAGCAGTGTCTCCAGCAAGAACAAAGGTATCAGCAGCGTAAGCAACTATACTAGCTACTCCGTACTGATCGTTGATCTTGGTGTGGGACTGTCTGTTATTGATGGTAGTTCCTGAAGCACTGAACGATACTTGACCTGCTCCTTTTTGTACAAAGCTACAATTAAACCCTGCTCCCAATCCGCTTGGTACTGTGACAGTTACGGCAGAAGCATTGTCTAACACTACTACTTTACCGTTATCTCCAGCTACTAATGTATAGGTGGTTCCTGTTTGATCGTTGATGGAAGCATCAAAGTTACTGATAGCGTTTCCGTTAAAGTCGTAACTAGATAAGTTGGAAGCAGATGCTTGCCCCATTAAATTGGTAACGGATACTTTCTTAGTGGTTGCGGTTCCAGCTACGTCGTCAACGATTGCAAGAATGTCTGCACCTGCTGGTGCTGTCAGCTCCGTAAGTTCTGTTATCTTTTTATTAGCCATCTTTAAATATTATTACTAGGGACTTATTCCGTCATCATAAAAAATTAACCAAGCATCACCATCCCATACATATAAATTATCAGTGTCTAACGCTTTTACGATGGTGACTTTGTTTGCCGGGTTGGTTAAATCACTACGTGTTATTATGTCATCCTCATTATTTACTAAAAGAATGTAAGGGAATGATGGAAGGGTAAGAAATGGGTCTTGCGAGACACTCATAAATGTACCGCTAATAGAAGCCTGAGTAAAACCTGAAGCATCTAATGTAATACCCGTTGATCCACTGTTCGGATGGGATGGATTCTGTAGAGTAAATGTAACTACAGTATCAGCGTTGTTAGGTACAGTTGTAGATACAGTAAGTACGAGAGTTCCGGTGGATTGTGTCCAGTCAGCAGTTGTACCAAAGATATTACTTGTGCTTGTTATACTAAGAGATGCATTATCTGTTGTCTGAGAAGCATCAAGTCCTACTAACGTCACCGTTCCGCTTGCTATAGCTATCTCTGGTCGTATGGTAAGCGTGTAAGTGCTGTCAAGATTCTCAACTGCTGTACTCTCGCTTAAAGTACTTGTAGTAAATACAGCAGGTATAACAATCGAAGCTGTAATAGAGGTGGTTGTGTCTACTCCATCTGTAGCTACTATCCTGTAGTAATAAGTAACAGCTTTAGATAGTCCTGTATCATTTACAGTTAAATCTAATGTACCACTAGATATAGTTGTTGGACTAGAAAACCCAGAGTCTGTATCTCTTTCGTAGGTGTAGCTAGTTGCTCCGCTAACTCCGCTCGTGCTTATCGTCGCACCGTCATCTCCGAGCTGAACAACAGCTATATCAGGAGCAGCTAACCCTACATCTTGTTTTGCATCAAACCCATACAGCTCCTCAAATGCTGGGCGTATACAGTTGCTAGGTAAAAGTACTACGTTACTAGGATACCTTGTACCCGTTGGAAACGTAAGAGCCATTGTAGATTACAGAGACTCAACAGTACCAGTAGCGTAGACGCTGTATGTACCGTCAACTCTGCTAGATACTTTAGCTCTGATCTTTTCGTAGTGACCCATGTCGTCTCTTACCATAATGCTACCGTCTCCTGTGACGGCCTCACTGTGGATAACATGCCAAGCGGAACTGTCGCTTAGATAAGCTTCAATGTCTATTGTTGCTCCAGAGGTAACAGAAGATGAAACGATTACAAATGTCCATCCCTTAGAACGCTCAACCGAGAATGCACTGCCCGCTCCGTCAGCTGTAACGGATGAGAGCAACGTCTTTTTATCAAGTGTGCGAAGGCTCATATATATTTATATTATTAGTTGTTGTTATGAAGAAAGCTGTACTCCCGTTCCACCGTTACCGCCACCCATTCCGATACTAGGACGACGACGAGCTGTAACTTGTTGAGTACCACGACGACGCTTAGTAGGTTGAGTAGCTCTCTTTGTAGGTGCTTTCTCAGCCATAGCTAGAGGCGGTGGAGGTGGTGCTGGCGGAGGTGGAGGTGGTGGTATCTCCGGCATAGCGGGCATCTTAGGTTGGCTGAAACACATGGTATTACTGTACTTGTTTAGTTACTATATCTTGTTCTAGTTGGTCGTCGTAAGTCTGTTGTAAATAATTAATTACACTTCTTTGTCCTACCTTATACCATACCTCACGTTCTGTGTCTGTCAACAGCGGACATTTATCAGGGAATAGTTTGTCAAGTTTATTGATTAGCTCCTGAGACAGAGCGGGTAATACTATTTCTTCATTCATCTCTATATCCTATATCGTCCAGTTCCGACGGGAGCTTTCCCTCTTTAATCTTTTCTTCAGTCCAGCACCAAGCCGAAGCATTCCACAAGATAGCAGCCGCATGGTCTTCAGAGTTGTCCCCCTCAGCCAGCCCCAACAAATGTCTAAACATCGAGTCATATAATCTACTTAAAGGGAAACCTCGTTTCCAGTTGTTGTCTCCGTAAAGCTTTCCGCCATCTTCAAATCTTTTTGCGAGACGGCGAATGGCGATTGGAGGAATAAGGCTGGGTCGTCCCCGTCCATCGTCCCCGTCACGCTTAGCCCCTGTTGAGAAATCTCTAGTATATCCTTGGTTTGGTAGTTCTTTGGTGTCCATAATTTTTTAATAGTATTAGTTCTGAAACAATAGTTATCACTGCGTAGTAGTCGAGCCATCCACGCATTCATCAGTGCGTCTTGTTCGGAGAGTCCTGCTTTCTCGTAACATGTTACAACAGTCTCCCATGTGTATCCGTCCTTCTCCAGTATCCGTTCCGCTTTCACCACACCCACGCCGGGCACTCCGCTGTATCCATCTGTATGATCTCCCGCCAAGGATTGTATCAAGTGATAGTTGTCCGCTTCCTCTTCGCTAGGGTGGTGATACTCCCCACGGTTGTAGTCGTAGAAAATACCCGGCACACTCTTGAAGTCTTTGTCTATACTAACCACGATAGTCTCTTCATCCATCGCTTTATCGGTAGCTAATATAGATATAACATCATCCGCTTCTAAGTTCGCCCACAACACACCACCTAACTCGTCGATGATCCACTGCTTTACTTGTCGTAAGATGATGGGCAAGCGGGACTTAGCACGGTTTGCTTTGTAGTCTGGGTTTAATTTACGACGGAAGTTCGCACGGTCACTCAGGCACAGCACGACATGTTCTGTCTTTAATTGTTCTTGGAACTCTACGATCCTATTAACTACACGAGCTTTAGCTAATGCCATGTCTGCGTGTACCGTCCACAGTTCGTCCTTCCAATGTATTGATTCTTCGGCTACGACTGACGCTTCAAACGCTAATACGTCTGCATCAATCAGTAATGTTGTTTTGGTTTTACTCATAGTATATACTCCAGTTCTCTTGGTATTTTTTATATTTAGATCGGCTTGCTTGTTCAGGGGATAGCTTGATTGTTTTACTTTCTATTAACTTACGAGGTATCATCCACCACATTTTAATAGGCGATACATAAACACCTACTACATCTACATCGCTTGATATGTGTAGCTTCTGCGTAGTTCCTGATCCAGCATTAACTGTATAGAATGTGTTAACTTTAACAGATGTGCTTTTGATTTGTACCTTCAGGTCTCCAGCTGGACAAGTGACAATAAAGTCCCAAGGCATCGGCGTTGTGGGTGTGTGTGGTTCGAAGTCACGCTCTAAACATTCTGCTATAAAACGTGTCTCTGCTATTGCTCCGATCCGTTGTGCGTTTGAACTTGGCATCTTATCGTTGTATTGTTGTCTCCAATCGTAATCGACTGTAAGGTCTTGAGTATCATAGATCGTGGCAAGGGTAGTGTACATATCATATTCTATCTCTGTCATTAATGTGTCTCCGCCCAGTTGTTACCGATCTTATACTCACCGTCTAACGGTACATTCAGCTTCAGTTGTTTCCCTGCGTGTTGTATAGATTCAACGGCTAACTTACCGAACGCTTCTGCTTTATCGGGTAGTACTTCAGCTTGAAACTCGTCGTGTATGTTAGCAACGAATGCATACTCTCTGCCGTGTTGCCATCTTAATCCGTTCAACAAATGAAACAGTTGGATCAGTGCTACTTTCATAACGACTGCACCAGCTGATTGTAATAACATGTTGAGGGCTGCGTGACTGCTACGTATCGGTAGGATGCGTCCGTCTAAACCGATCAACTCTCCACCGTGTTTTACTTTACGTTGTACATCAGCTTGTAAACGAGCGAGTGCTGGTAGACTACTGAAGAACTTACGCTTTAGTTTCTGTCCAAGCTGTGCGTTACCACCTGCTATGTTACCTATCTTCTCGTCACCTGCTCCGTATAACAAAGCGTAGATAAACGTCTTAGCTTGGTCACGTGTCTCTAGTCCTGCTGCCTGTTGATTGACTGTGTGTACATCTCCTTCCGTTACGATCTTAGCGTACTCTCCTCTGTCGTAGAACGCCATGTAGTGTGCAAGCATACGAAGCTCAAGTCCAGATGCGTCACACCCTACTAACTTGTAACCGTTACGTGCTTTGAATAACTCTCGACACTCCGATCCGAACTCTGCTCGTACACTTGGTACTTGTGCTACATTGGGATTGCTGTGTGTACATCTACCAGTGACTGCTCCGTTGGTGTTGACGCTACCGTGTATCACTCCGTTCTTCTGTAACTTGAGCCACGCTTGTTGTCCCTCTGCTAACTGACCAAGTCTTTTCTGTACCAATAGATACATCAATAAATCTCCAGCTATAGGGTGGTCGATACCACGCAATACAGATTCATCTACCTTATAAGATACTCCGTCGTTCTCAGTAGGTAGTTCATATCCAAGGGCCATCAATCGTTCAGCGATCTGCTTACGACTACCCGGATTAAACGGTATCTCTTTCACTGCGTTGCCAGTCTTCACTGCATTCTTAACGAGTGCTTGTACTTCACCAGCTTCTTTTAGTTGTAGCTTGATGTCGTTCTTTGTCTTACCTTCGTAGGTTGCTTGGTCTGTTGTCAGTGTCCAACCAGCTGGACTCTTCATCTCTACCTTTGTTGGTTTCCAAGCGTTCTGTAAGTCAGTGGTCAGCTTCGCTCGGATACCCATCAGCTTGGCAGTCAGTACGTCTGCTTTATCCAGATCAAACTTAAACCCGTGTCGCTCTTGCAAGCTGATAACAAACTTGAACCAATGTTCTATAGCTATCATCTCTTTGCTCGGCTTGTGATTGAATAGGAAGTCGTGCAGTAACTGAGTAACAATAACATCACGCTCACAGTACTTACGCATCTCTTCGTTGTAGTTGTCGAACGCTCCGTCTTCCTCTCCGTAAGTCAGCTTAGTTGTGCTGCCCATCCGGTGTCCCCAAGCTTTCAACGAGTGACTACCAACGAGTGCTTTATCAAACTTGTTCCGGCCGAAGTCATCGTTTCGTAGATCAGGGAACACACATCGACTAACTACTAATGTATCTAATACTTTTACTAGTGGTGGTGAGAAACCGTACAGCTTCTTCAGTGCTGGTATATCGAAGTCGATGACGTTGTGTCCGACGATACGATCTGCTTTCTGTAGCTCTAACAATCCACGCTCTATACTTTCCCCGTGAAACGTCAGCATCTTCGGCATCATAGGATCGTAGATGGATAGACAGTGACAAGTGTGAAGGTCTGAGTAGGTGGACCAATCGTTAATGGCGTTGGTCTCTATATCAAAGAATAGTGTGCGTGTCATGATGCTTTAGTTTGAAAACATTCTTCAAGTCTCTCAACTGCTACCTCCCTACCGTCTACTTCTATAACATCATAGAAAGTTGTAGATTGATCGAAGGCTAATCCTTTTAATCCTCTTCTCATAGTTGGGGTTGAGTCCGCTATTGCTTCATAAGCTTTCTTTTCAGCGTCCTTTT